TGTGATTTTCATGATATGTTATAGGAAAGGGTAGAGCCCCGCCGCCATGAGCAAACGGCGGGGCTCAGGTTTCATCACGCGTACGACGTGGTGATCAATTCTGCGGCAGTTTCGTCGATGATTTTTTCAGCGACGTGCTGGCGAACGCGCATCACGTTGGAGCGACGCTCATCCGAACGGTAGGTTTCGGGAGTGAACAAGCCAGTCGTGTCTTTCGACCACTGGATCGTCCGTCCGATTCCGCCCGCTTGGTATTCGCCGCCTTGGATTTGAGCAACGCTAACGTATGTATCCGACCAGATGAATGAGCCAGAATAGGTCTGGCCCTTTTGGTTGGCGTTGTAAGCAGCCTTGGCGACAAACAACGTATCCACGCCGAGAGCGCGGGCAACATCATCTTCACCTGGAAGCGTGAACTGACTCGCAGACTTCGGAACGACACCGAAAATCTGGTTCTGCATGAGCGTGGAACGCTGAATGCGGTAGAACACGTTTGCCGACATGATGATAGCGTTTGGAACGATACCCTTCTTCAAAAGGCGCAGCTTGGCAGCAGCGACATCGGCTGGAAGGTTAATCGTAGCAAGGTTAGCTTCGGTATAGGCAACGGCGGCTGCTGTTGCGGTAAACGTGGAAGCGTTCATCACAGCGGCGGCAACACGGGTTTCGTAGCTGATCTGAAGGGACTTCATAAGAAGGCTTGCTTCGGTAGCTTCGATGTTCATGAACCGCTCAACTTCGGCCTCATAGGCGTCGTCAATAATGGACTCCAGACCGTATTCAACGGCATCGAACGTGTCGGTGTCATACTTGCGGTTGACGCGCTGATAAGCATCTCCAGCTTCGCGCGGAAGCGCATCGCCATTGAGCAATTCAGCGTTGGCGAGCTTGGCACGCATGTAGATGCCGCGCTTCACGTCTTCGCTTTTGACAGGAAGAATCTTGTCGGCGATGAAGAGTTTGTTGAAGTCGGCATTGGCCTGCATCGCAAGCGCGTAGATGTCGCTTCGAGGGGTGGCTTGTGAGTTGGTGTAAGGCATTGTCTTTGGTGGTTGGAATTACTTCCTTTATTGATTAGTTGTATTTCGAGAACTCAAGAACAATACCGTTGGATGCAACCCCTGTTTTCAGTCCCTTCAAAAAGGCGCTGTTACCAGTGGTTACTGTTCCGGCAAATCCACCAGTGATAATGGAATAGCTTGTTGCTGGAGTGACTGCGGTTCCGCTAACGGCGACCATGTAGGTGCCGGGAGCAGACCAAAGTTTCACGCTGGCATAATTTGCATCTGCCGCGTCTTCTTGAAGCACGCCAACGCCGAAAACGCCATTCGCACATGCTTTGATTGTTCCGTCGGTTTGAACGTCAACTGCGACATAGGCGGAGATTGCGCCCGATGCCAAGAATGACTTAAACCCGTCGCTGTTTTGTGAGGACATGATTTCTGTTTTGTTTGGTGTTAAATTGGATCAGGCAGATTTGACAAGGCGGTGAGCGGTGTAAGCCTTTTTGATCGCTTCGTCCTTGCCGATCTTCGACAAGAGGAGCGATTCGGCTTTTACCCGGTCGCCGTCGAAGTTCTTGGCTTCGTCGTCGATCATTTCCGAATAGGTTTTCACCTTCGGAGGGTTGCCGCCGCCGTTGCCAGGCTTGCCGAGGGTCGAAACTCCAAGCTGCGCGGCGAACTTCTTGAAAGCACGTTCGGCGGCCATTTCAGCCTTCTTGGTGATTTCGTCGTCGATGTCGGCGTCTGGATTTTCGGCGGGCTCGTCTTTCTTGTCGGTGGCGACAGGTTCGGGCGTTTCTGGCGCGTCGGTGTCAGGATCAGGAGTGTCAAATCGCTTCGACATTTCCTCGAATTTTGAGGTAAGATCGTCGAACTTCTTCGACAATTCCTCATACTTGTCCGGTACTTCGTCCGGTGTGGTTTCTGGTTCCATTGTTTTCTTGGTTTCAGGTTCTGGCGGAATTGCCGAGAATAGAGAAGAATTGGCGGCAGGGTCATCCACGATGGCGGCAGCGACGACTTCATCGCAGCGGGACAAGCAAACGGTTCCGCGTGCCTTGTCAGCCCCGGTGAACTCCATACTGATTCCCATGTGAGTGGGATTGGTTGCTGCGATTTCGAGGAGGCGCGGGCGGCGTGGTTCCGACTCGTAAAGGTGGATGTCGGCAAGCACCTTTTCGGCGGTCATGCAAAAGTTGTCAGCCCATCCCACAATCTCGAAAACGCCGCTGCCGTGATCGGCCTTGACTTTGATCGTGCCGAGCTTCTTGCACTGCTTGAAAATCTGCTCAAGCGTCACCTCGTCAACGATCACCTGTCGGCCCTTGTCGTCAAAGTGGCCCTTGGCGTCGCCCATCGAAATGAGCGACGCGGCACGGATGATGCCCTTGTCGGATTCAACTACCGGAGTGCTAAGTGCTGAAAAGTATTTCATGGGTAGTATTTTTCACGGATGGATTTCGGCAACTTGCTCGCGTTAAAGCTCCCGTTCTCTACGATGTCGTAGCTAATCGCGTAAGCTTGGTTTTCGGGATAACCTTCGTGGATTAATGCCATGACAAGCGAGTGACGGTCATCGCGCTTGATGGCCGTCTTGATCTTTTCGCGTTGTTCTTCTGGTGTGGGCGGCTTCTTTTCCGGCGCGTCATTCTGCCCGCGAAGCCGCTCCCGCTGGTTCTTGTCCCGCTGGATTTGCGCGTCGATCTGGTCGATTTCAACGCGAAGTCGTTGAACGAGGGAAGGGGAGAAGTCGTCACCCTTGGCTTGGACGTTGATCAGCTTTTGCTTGAGGTCGTCACGCCTAGCGCGGTTGGCTTGGATCGAATTTGTAAGCTGTCCGATTTGCGCGTCATGCTTGCCGAAATTCTTGCGGGACATTTCCGAACTGGTCGCGTCTGTAGTAGTGGATTCCGTCGCGCTTTCCGATACGCTGAGAGGCTTCGCGGGACCGCTTCCAAAGATGTCCTCAACCGGCACGCCAACTTCTTCGGCAACCTTTGTTTTGATCTGGTGCCAACGGCCCATCGACTTTGCCACTTCTTCCGGGTCTTGTGCATTGTCCACCCAGTATTTGAGCGGGTCAAGCAATCCGGTCTGGTAAAGATTCACCGCTGCGGTTGCTTCCTTGCCGATGTCCGGTTGCGGGTGCGATCGGTAGCCCCATCGCCCCTTCGTAATGCTTCGGAGAACACGCTGCGGGAAAATGCCTTTTGCTACTGCATCAAAAAGGAAAGCGTTTTTGATTCGATGAGCGAGAGGGGCAAGGACGCGCTGCCCGCGCTCAAACTCCGCTTTCGCCTGCTCGCTTTCGAGTCGGCTAGATACCCCCCCGAGGGCCGACGCATCCAAGGCAAAGGAATATGGCAAGTCGTATGCCATTGCCGTGAGCTTCAAGAGCATGGTCATCAATGCTTGCTCTTCGCTTGACGGTGAATTACTTGATGGGAACTTAATATCAGTTCCGCCCGCTAGGTGATTGATCTGGCCGAATTGAATGTCCTGCTGCATTGCCATCGCCCCGCCTCCAGGGACGTTAACGCCGTAAGGATCCATCGCCCCGCTGCCGATTGTGGCGCCGTTGGAATTGGTGAAAACCGTCAAAGCGCTAGCGAGCTTTGCCTTGCCCTTCACAAAGTCGATCATTTCATAAAGATCGCGCAAGCTGGTCGTCGCGGTCGCCAGTCGGGAGACTCCGCGATACTGGTCGATTCGTAACGGGTCGGTTAGATGGACAAATTGGAACGCCGGGATGTCAACCGGGTTGTCATAAACGTTTGTCGTCATCGACCGATGGAAAACCCGAAAATGGGTGATCTGGCCGTATTCGCCAATGATGCAGCCAGAAACGTAATCGTTGGAAACAATGTTTTGGTAAACGCCGCCGATTCGATCCGGTTCGACGGCTTGGATTTTTAAGTCAAGTTCAAGCGCGGCTTGTTCCGACATTCCTTCTTCAAGTCCAGGTCGGACAAATGCCCAGCCGTAATCGCCGCCGCGATTGCATCCCATGATGCCAAACTCCATCATTTTAAAGAAATCGTATCGGCCCGTAACGTCGCAGTTTGGAAAAACTTCGTCGTTAAGGTAGGACTCGACTTCCGCGTCAAGGGTGCTGTCTCCCGTCTGCGCGTGGTAGGAAATCGGCGCGGTGTAGAGCGCGTATTTCCGGTTGAGCATTTTTGCCGGAGGGAAGTTCCGCTCAAGGTCTTCCGCCTCGCGCATGAGTTGCAGCCTGTCGCGCTGAACGTCATACGAGTTTGGCGACATGTTCTGCGGTGCGCTTTCCCGCTTGTAGGTCATCGCGGCTCCGTCGTAGCGGAACTCATGGAGGATTCGGCGGGCGGCGAGTCGCTTCATCCCGGTAATAGGCGCGACGGCGCAAACGGCCCGGTCAAGGAATGATGGCTTGAAGTCGCTCATCCTTGGCGGTTCCTCCCAAGGCTAGGGTTGAAGCATCCCCGGACGTTTTCGGACCGGGTGCCTTGAAGTAGCCCGAGGGCGTAAGAGGCCTCTTGGAGCGTATTCTGCGCGGATTCCAGCGAAGGGAAGCTAAACGAGCGTCCCGCGATAGTGTAGCTGATGCCACGGACTGTTCCGGCGACAATAGCGCGTTTACAGGCATCACGGATGTCGATTAGATCCGATGCCTCTAGCCCGACGAGGGTTTGCTTGACCGCCATTGGTGCGAATCATTACTCAAATACTAAGGATTGCAAGAGAAAACTTTTTTGATATGGTTGCGGCATGTCAAACACTGCCTTTTCCACTATTGCCTCAAATCCGATCCTTGCTCAACCCGTCGTTGATGGTCCTATTTACATCCGCTCGGATAACGCTGCTGACTCGACAACGCTTGCGATCTACGGCACTATTTCCGCCGCGCCTGGATCGCAAACGTTGACGCTTGCGGGCAAGGTTGAAGTCAATTCCACATCCAGCTTTTCCGCCTTAACCCAAGCGATTCTAGCGATTGCCGAGGCAGGGACGGTCAACGGATACGCAACGGGGACGGCAGCAGTGGGGGACATTACCGGCCTGACAAACCCATCAGACGGCGCGACACTGACAATTGGATTGACCGGATTCACCCGCGCCTATCGCTTCAAAAACACGCTGGCGGCGGCGTATGACGTGAAGATCGGCGCGACGGTGCAAGACACAATGTCGAATTTTAGTAAGGCCATCAACGCCAGCGGGACGCCGGGAACAGAGTATTACGCCGGAACTTTGGTCAATCCTTACTTGTCCGCTACAGTTTCGACTTCGGTCGTGACGTTGACTGACAGAATCCCGTGCAACCGTCAGCTCGCGTGGACGTTTACCGAATCCGCTAGCAATTTTGCCAAACGGGTTCCGCGTGACGGTGCAGACGGAATCCAGCTTTTTACGTTTTCTCCGTCCGTTTTGACCGCTGCCAACAAGTTGACATTTTCGACAGAAGATGCCAGTGCCGCGACTCTCCCTGCACTGATGAAGGGAACGTCGTCTGCCGTTTCGATCAACGGTGGAACGTCTATGTTCCGCTACTATACCGATCATGCAATCACGGTTCGTTTTGATTCATCCACCGACAATCAAAATTGGCACGCTACATCGGAGGGCAACATCACTCTTTCAACCTCCGCATGGACGACGGTTGTTTTTGCTCAGATCCACGACTTTCTTCGCATGGTGATCGTGACGAACGCAAATACGACTGACACGATTCTTGACGCTCGCGTGGTTTACTGAGCCCGTCCGTCAATCAATCCTGTTTCCCATTCCCGATCCATCAGCGTTTTGATGTAGGGTCGTTCGCATTCGGTATAAACTTTACCGCCGCAACGAAACGCGATAGGCGGGTCAATGCCGGTGATCTCGACTTGCTTTGCCCCATAAATAACGCAAGCAACTTGTTGCTTCTGTGATTGTGGACACTCTTGGATTGGTCGCCTTGTGTTGATTTCAATGCTCATGATTATCGCTTTCGGTTTGTCCTTCTTCGTCGGCTGAACTCCAGAGGATAACCCTGATTCGTGCGTCCATCAATCCAGCGACAAGGCACATTTGATCGCAGTCGCCTAAGTGGTCGTCTTTCTTGTCTGGCGTGAACCACGTCCATTCTTTGCGCCCAGTTTTCTTGACGACGGTCAGTTTCTTGAACTCGACGCTGCAATGCTTTTTGTATTCGTCGGGGATGTCCTTGGAGACCGTCCAGCGGTAAGTTGAAAGACCGTCTTTGAGACGGTGCCACATATCTTTGATTGGATGCTGGCACCAAAAGAAGTATCGCGCTTGCCGTTTGACGCCTCCTTTGCCAATTCCGACGTGGCCTAAGTTGACGGGGGAGTAAGGCAGCTTCCGGGTAAGTCGCTGCGGCTGGTTGTTGACTAGAACCGTCTCATGGTGGGGAAATGATCGCTTGGCCGTATTGTCTCCCCATAGACCTTGCCAGCCGTAACGCACGCAAACCTCTTGAACCGCTGGCGTGTCGTAGGCCATGTCAACAAGCGTTCGTGCGGGTTCCACGCCATGCTCGATTCGCTTTTCCTCAACCTCTTCCCAAGTATCCAACCGTCCCGCCCAAATCGTTCTGCATTCCATCGGACCAAATGACCGGACGACAATCCAGCGGTGCGCGCCTTGTCCCTTGCTGGCGCGGCCCGCCTGGTTGTCGATTGTCATGAACCGGGCAATCTCCGCTTCGTGCGGTTCGCCCATGAGGTATTCACCCTTGGCTCGCTCAAACGCCGCGTCCACGTCGCTGTCAACGGGGGATTCATCCCATGCGTCAGCGTTGCGCTTCTGAACATAGTCTTTTAACGGCTCCAATGCTCCGCGCCGTGCAGAGTAGGACGCTTTCATTTTCTCCATGAGAATCTTGGA